TTTGTTTTAAAATCTTCAATTAGTTTTTTAGCATTTCGATTTATTATTACTTCCATTGCTTGCCTCAACTGCGGATGGTCGCCTATAAATTGTCGTTGGGGCATTTTTATATTTACATTTCGGGTATGTGCCTTTACTTTTTGTGCTTTACCTTTTATAGTTCTATTAAAAGCCCTTACGCTTTGAGTGGCTTTGATTGTACCGCCCTCATTATGTATTTTGGCATACGGAACATCAAAACTCCAAACAATAGTATTACCGCTCCTTTTTGGTGCTTTTATGCCGCATCGTAATCTTCCAACCCCCATTAAAACAGCCCGACCATCGTTGCCCGCTTTTCGTTCCTTCCATTTTGTGCCAAAAAAACCCTCTTGCTCAAAATTTCTGTCAAACAATTCGGTTGCCTTTACCTCAATATCTTTTAATGTTTTGTCCGTAAATTGTTGAAAATTCATATTTTGTCTTATTTTTGTATAAAATTTAGGTTATGACTTTTAGTTCTTGTTTGACTGATTTTTTTTGTTCTAAATAATCTTTACACATTTTTGTATTTATTTTAAAATTGTTTGTATATTTGCGGTAAAAGAGTATTACTTTTAGTAGTTGGATTGCACATCCTTCGGGGAGAGTTTTACTCTTTTATTTTATCGGAAATACTATAAAATGAATTTATTCCGTCCTGCTTTTTTATTACAATAAAAGAATCCTCTTTATTTAATTTAGTTTTCAAATAGCTATACTCAATATCCCTACCCTTACTATCTTTCTCTGTTTTAATAAACTTGGAATCTTTTATTAGGTTTTTAATATTCTTTATTGCATCGTTTTTTTCAACAATATGCTTATGAGGTTGGTTTAAGGCTTCCTTTACTCCGGTTGCAGTAAAAAGAATAGGTTTTTCTATTTTTGGATGTTTTACGGTTTTACCAACTAAATTTTCTTTAGCCCAATTTTTAATAGAAGTTCTTTGCTCTTTTAACTTATTTTTAACCACTAAAATTTCCTTTACCTTATTCGCCCCTACCACCTTACTATACGGATGCGTTGGCGGAAATATTACTTTATCCTTTCCTGGATTAAATCTAAAAATTGCAAGTTTGTTTTTGCCGTCTTTACCAATTTGACTGGTGGCCGTTTCGCCCTTTTCTATTGCTTTTTTACTATCACTTACTTTGTAATCTTCGGGCAAAACTTCAACCACAGTACAGCGACAACGCCATCCATTTGGAGGCATAAAACTATCCCAAAAAGGATCTGATTTTGGTAGCGTTGTATCTCTCAAAACATCATGACTATCACGCACACGCTTATCGCCTGCCGTTCGATATTGTAAATTATAATCCTCACTAAAACCCGCCCACTTATTTGCCATTTGAGAAGATGCCACGGCAAACTGGTATTCGGCTTCTAAATATTGCCTGTTGTAGGTTTCGTTGGTTTTTGCAACCTCTTTATAAAACTCCGAGAAAGGTTTTATTTTATTTTCAGAGTTCAACAACAATCGTGAAGCCTCAAAAAGTTGAGCGTGGGTTTTTAAAGCCGAAAAATAAAAAACATTATTTTGCAAGTTTTTTAACAACGCACCATCAACCACATTATCCACTATCGTTTTATCAAAAACGGCATTTGTTTCGTTGATTAAATTTTGATATTCCAAAGTGTTTTTTAAATCCTTTGGATGATATTTTCCATTTTTATGCAACCTTTTAAACGCCTTTTCAGCAACATTTAAAAGGTTTTTAAATCCTTTTGAAATAGACAGATTTAAAACCCCCTTTTGCGCTTTACAATCGGCACAATTACAGTCATAAATAAAATTCAATCTATTATGTAACGCCCCAAAATATTCAGGGCTTATGCGAAAAAATCGCCGTCCAAGTCTAATTTTTGAGTACCCGGTGTAGGTTGTGTTTTTTCTACAACTTCAAGACCGAATTTTTTAAGAATATAATCGGGCGTTATCGAATAACTCCCAGTACCCAAAAAGCCAATGGCACGCTCATATAATTGTTGTGTGTCTTCTTGCGGATCAAACTCATAATTTAGTTCGCCAGTTAGAAAACCAATATTAATAAGTCCGGGTATTATGGTATCGTTCCAGTATTGCTCTGCTTGTTCCATATCCGATTGTACCAATTGCCAAAGCATATCTTGCGAGCTTTGTTCTTTGCCCTTGCTTCCGTTTTTAGTATCTTGCCCTATAACCGCACCCGAAATTAACATCGAAATTTCATTATTACAAAGTCCAATTAAATTATTGTAAACATCGCCATTAGTTGATACACCTTTTGCCCACTCAAAATTTTCTGTACTATCAATAATAAACCATGCGGCACTTCCCATATCACGCATCATTTGTTCGCCCCGTCGTAGCATTGTTCCATCTTGTGTATTGGTTTTTAAAACCCGTGGCGGAATGCCATAAATTTCGCAAAGTTCACTCCAACAGGATTGTGCAAATCGTTTAAACAAAATGTGGCTCACGGCTTTGTTTAATAACCCTAGCTCATTAGAATTGAACTCTAAAATCCAAGTCCCGAATTCTGGCATTTCACGGTAAGCCGTTGTTTTGTCTTGTGTGTAATCTTTATAAAACAATCCTTTTTGAGGCACAACGTTGGTTCTTGGTAAAGTAGTAACAGCGGGCACTAATTCGCCTTTTGTATTGGCTTCTAAACGCAATTCAACCAACGAATAACCATAATACAAAATATCTAAAATTGCCATTGTTAATTGGCGAAAAATAGGGCTATTTTTTAGTTTGGTTGTTTGCTCCTCATCTACTTCCCCGTTTGGTTTTTTAAGTGAAAAACTCGATGTGAATAATTGTTGTTTGCGGTTCTGAATCTGTGAAGTCAAAAGGGCATCATTACTTATCTCGTCAAAAAGCAGCTGCAATTTGTAATTTTTTGGGTCTTCACTTTGAGCCAATCGGAGCGCCGTGTTCCAGCTTTGTATATCTTGCCGTGTTCTACTTACCGCTTTGCTATCATAAGGCAAAAAGCGTTTTGTAGCGTCCGCTTTTTTAGGTTGTATGGCAAGGTTCTTTTTTTGACTATTACGCATAATTATTCGTGATTAAATTTGGTACGACTTCCAAAACGGAAAGGTTGTTTTTGAGTGGCTGGGTCGGTGTTGCTATCTATCAAAACAGGAAGATTAAGAGTAACCGCTCCTTTGGATACTCTATTAAGATAATCAATAGCTCGGTCATAGCGTTCTTTAATATGCTCGTAGATTATATCAGGGTTCGACAATTGACAAACATACCACACGGCAACTGTTTTTACATGTTGAACTATCAATGCGTTACGAGCTGTACCAACCATTGCAAAAATTAAATCAACATCATACCGAGGTCGCCCATCCTGCCATTGTTTTAAATTGTTGGAAGTCAAATAACTTCTTACTTCTTGCTCAGCTGTGGCAATTGCGGTTAGGGCAATATCATTATTTTGCTCTACAATTTGTTGTAGTTGATAGTCGTAAATAGAGGTGTAAAGTTCTGAAACTGTAATAAACATACTTATTTATTTAGTGGTTAAAACCTGTGGCTTGTTCTACTACCAAAGGAATATTGATTTTTTGAAATATGGGTTGCTACATTCACAACCGAAAATGCCCCATGTGTTGCATCGGGTCCGTCGTCGTGTGCCTGGCTTCCCTTTTCAAAAGCAAGGAATTGGTCGATTAATATTTGCATATCGTTTTCAATAAGATCGGGCAACTCATCGGAATTAAAATAAACATTCATTCTTTCAAAGTGTCCACATAAACTTTCAATACGGTCATATTTATCGGCTTTACTTCTTTTGTCCGCCGTTACTGGAATATAGTATCCCCGTTTTTCGCCTTCGGCATCAAAGTCAGAAACAAACTCGTCCATGGCAAAAAGTCCTTCAATGANATACCGAATATTGAAACCTTGAAGCCCAAAAGTTTNGTAAACATCGTACAACCATTTAGCGGCATGGGCACGGCTTTTTTGTTGTAAATAAGCCAGTAGAATATGAAACTCCTTNNCNNTTTTGCCNACNAAAACAAAGGCTTTATAATCGGCATTTGCCTTGTAGCTTAAATCCCCATAAAAACATAAAGCCTCATATTGCTTTAACCCTTTATGAACGGTCATTTTTTTGCGTTGGATATTTTCGTATTTAAAAATCGCCCCGTCTTCAATATGCACATGCATATATTCTCGCATAAAGGAACGATACGGCATGGTTTCAAATTTTTTACGCCAGTAATCCGCACTTGTTTTTTCTATCCATTCGGGCTGAAAATTTAGGGTGTCTTTGACGGCACAAACCGTTAGAACCTCAAACTTAATATCGTTTTGCTCCTTGTTATCTTTTTGTTTTTTTATAACCTCTTTAAAGTAAATTTTAAGCCTATTGGTGATACTATTTTTATTGAAATTATTGTTTGCATAAACAAATCGTTCGGTGGCATCGTCATCAGAATCAAAGCAACCCCAAATATCCTCCGTAATAAAGTCGATAGCTTCACGCATCATTCTATCATTATTTACATGGCGTTTGTCATCCACATCATCAACAGCTATATAGTCTGGTCTTTCCGCTTGCTCCCTTGCACCTCGTGGATTTTGGCCAAACCCCAAACACATAAATTTTACGCCATCAGAGGTTGTAAAATCACCATCCGCCCAGTTGCCCTGTTGGAACTTTTCGCCATAATCATTTTTTAAACGATTATTAAATTGCAACTGCCCTTGTATTCCAGATAGCAATCGTTTTGCCTTTGGTTCGGTTTCGCCCACCAAAAGCATAAATTTTAAATCGTGCCTAACCAAATACAAAAACAAAGGAATCCCCATATCAATATGTACCGACTTGCCTGCCGAACGAAACATCTCACCTAAAAACCGAAGTCTTTTATTATTGATGATGGTATTTGCCATTTTGGTATGAAACCAACCGCACTTTTTTTTGGCATAATTTGGAAAGTAATATTCAAACCATCTTACATAACTTTTTTCCAATTCTTTTATTCGTTCGGCTTTTTGTTTTGCCGTTTCGTGAATGTCAATAGCCGTGGCTTGGGCAATACGCAAACAATGTTTATCGTAATCTTGTAATAGTTTTAAATATTTATGGTTAGTATTCATTAGTTTTCAAGACTTATCCTGTGCTGTAAAAATTGTTTATGAAAGGCGGTGCATTTGGCGGCAAAATCTGCATCAATTTGAGAGGTGAATAAGTCCAAATCTTTAAGAATTTTATGCACCACAATAGGATCAGAATTTTTATCGCATTTATCCAAAGCCGACATTAGTTTAGAGATGCCATCTGCAGGCAGTTTTGGAGTTCCACCACTGGTTACATTTAAGAGTTCTTGCTGTAATAACTGTTTTATTTTGGTTGGCGATGCGTGAAAATTATATCGTTTCTCCTCCCAATCATATTTTTTTGCCCATTCTCCTATTGTAGCTGGGCGAACGGCATACAATTCTGAAACCTCAGTATTTGTTGCCTCAAAGTTTTCTATATAATAAGCCTCCGCTTTTTGTCGAGTTGCATCTTTTGACCTTGCCATTTCTATGATTTATACTGCAAAAGTCAATCTATTATATGAGTTTTAAAAAATACAAACCAACCCTTGGCAACATTAATTAAAATATTGACTGAAAGTGTTTAAGAATTGAACACTTATTTTTTTTAAACAAAAAACCGTCTAAAATTTGCCCTAACAAAATAAAAAAATAATAAATCAATTTATGGCAAAACCTTTTGTTTTTAATGACCAAAACCAAACCAATAGTTATGGATTTAGAATCCTTACTGCAGGTATTAGTTTAAAGCGATTCAACAAGAACCCAATGATGTTAAACCAACATTGGAACGCTACGGAATCGGTACTGGGTAAATGGACAAACATTAGAGTAGAAAAAGATTTGCTTTTGGGAGAGCCAGTTTTTGACCTTGAAGATGCGGACGCATTAAAAGTGTCGGGAAAAGTAGAACGAGAATTTCTAAACTCGTGTTCAATGGGTATCACTTTTAATCGTGAGGATTTAAAAATTATCGGTACTGAACTGGTAATGGAAAAATGCGAATTATACGAATGCTCCATTGTTGCCGTGCCCTCCAATGCCAATTCAATACGCCTTTATACTGAAAGTGGAACGCTTCTAAAAGATGACGAAGTAAAACAACTGTGCTTAGAAGTCCACCAACCCCCGAATGGGGAGTTAGAAACTCAAATAGAAAAATTAGAATTTAAACCAATTAATATGAAAAAAATCTTGTTATCAGTTGCCAGTCTTTTGGCACTAAAATTTGATAAAGCAACTCCAGAGGTGGATGTCGAAAAAGTTGAAGAGGCCATTTTGAGCTTATCAAATAAAAACGCAACACTAGAAGCTAAAGTGTTGGCATTGGAAGCCGAAAAGGATTCGGCACAAGAAACGGCAATTACCGAAATGGTAAACCTTGCTATTACGCAGGGCAGAATTGTTGCCACCAAAAAAGAGGATTTTGTAAACCTTGCAAAAGCCAATTTTGAGCTTGCAAAAACTACACTCGAATCAATCCCAGCGAAAAAAACTCTTTCTAATGATGTAAGTAATCCGGCGGGTTCTACCGAAATGACAAAAGAGGCTTTTCAAAAATTAAGCCACACCGCACAATTGGAATTTAAAAACACCAATGCTGACGAGTACAAAAAAATGTTTAATCTTAAATAAATAAAATATGCCAGCAAATTTTGCAGATGTGTGGTTGGATAGAGTTATCAATAACTTAACCACTGCCGACCAAGCCCCATTCCTTGACGGAATAGCCGAAATGGATGTAGATGTTTCTCAAATGGGCGAAGGGACTGTTACCGAAAGTAACATTATCCATGTGCCAACGAGTGAGTTTGCACCAGATATTTTGATTAATAACTCCACTTATCCTATTGCTTTACAGGCATACACGGACGATGCGATTACTATTCAATTAGATAAATTCCAAACCAAAGTGGTAACACTTACTGACGACCAAGTTATGGGTGCATCTTATGACAGAATTGACAATGCTACTCGTAAAACAGTGCAAAAATTGACTTCTGAAAAATTCTCAAAAGCAATCCACGCTATTGCCCCAACTGCTGATACGGCAAACACGCCTGTTCTTACAGCAACTGGTGGAGGGGGTGCAACTCCATTAACCGACCCAAGTGGACGGTTGCGTTTGGTTTACGAAGATTTAGTGGCTTTAAAAGGTCGCTTTGACAAAATAAAAGGTTGCCCAATTGTGGGGAGACGATTAGTTTTATGTGTGGACCACTACAACGATTTGTTGTTAGATAGAAAAAACTTTGGCGACCAATTGGTAAATTATAAAGCGGGAACGACTGCCCCAATAATTGCAGGCTTTGAGATTTTTCAATACGAGAATATGCCAATGTTTGCTTCGGGAACTAAAAAAGCCTATGGAACTATTCCTGTTGCTACAGACAAAACGGCGTCAGTTGCATTCTTGGTAGATAATATTGCGAAAAAAACAGGAAATACCAAACAGTATTTTACTGCCGCAAAAGACAATCCAACTACGCAAACCAATCAATTAGCTTATCGCCACTACTTTATTGCAGTGCCGTTCCAAGCCACTATGATTGGAGCAATTTTATAGTAATAAAAAAAGGCTCTCCTTTTTGAGCTAGAGCCTTTTTAAAAAATATTCAAAATGCAAGATTTTATTTTACCAATCCTTACCACATTAGCAACGGCTTTAATCACTTGGTTTTTTGCAAGACGAAAAAACGATGCAGATGCCAAATCGGCTGAAATTGATAACGAAGTGAAATCGGCATCTTTCTATCAAAATTTATTGGACGATTCAAAAAAACGACTTGACGAATGTTTAGCCGTTATTGAAACTCAAAACAAACGAATTAGTGAAAGAGATAAAATAATTGAAAGCCAAGATGCAGAAAAGCGTTTACTGCAACAACACATAAAAGAGTTGATGGACTCAAACGAAACATTAATTACAGAGTTGAAAAAATTTAGACAGCTAAACGGAAAAACCAATTAGTATGAGAACTATAAAGTACATAGCTGTGCATTGCACCGCAACCTCTCAAAAAACGAGCATTACCGCAATTCAAAGGTACTGGAAGGAAAACTTGGGTTGGAAAATGCCTGGCTATCACTTTATTATTTTACCTACTGGTGTTGCCGTTCCATTATTACCAATTGAGGAAGTTTCAAATGGTGTACAGGGGTTTAATAGTGTTTTGATAAACATCGCCTATTTAGGTGGCGTTGATGCAAAAAACAAACCTTTAGATAACAGAACACCAGAGCAAAAAGCAAGGCTTTTAGAACTTTTGAAAAACTATAAAAAGCAATTTCCAAACGCAATAATTCAAGGGCATAGAGATTTCCCTAATGTAAAAAAAGCCTGCCCAAGTTTTGATGCAAAAAAAAAGTATCAAAATTTAAAAACAATTTAAAGAAAATTATAAACCCATTT